AATTCTTTCTTCTCTATCAATAGTATCATTTAATATTTTATTAGAATGAAGGACTTGTTTATTTACAATTTTTGCTTTGAACTCAGGTATAAAATCTTCCATACCATTATCACGAAATGTTTTTTCTAAACCTGTTATATAATTTTGTGCTTTAGTATCAAAAGTATCTTTATCTAATTTATTTTGAGCATGAAGTTCATTAAAATATCTATTTGTTTGATTTATAACAGCATTAGCATATCTTTGATTTAAAATAGCATTAGCTTTTTCTGTACCTACTGCAGTAAATTTTGGTTTTTCAAATTTTATATTTCCTTTGTCATCTTCAATTATTAATGTTTTTGCAGTGTTAACATCTTTTTTTATTGCATCATTTTTAGCTTCTTCCCATGTAATTTTTTGAACTGAATTAAATAAATTAGCTTGTGCTACAGCTAAATCAGTTGCACCAGTATTTGATGACACTACACCAACTGGTCTATTTCTAAATGTTGTTTGTTTACTTTTAATAAAAACCATTTATACCACTTTACTTGTATTATAACCTGCATTTAAAATAGTAGCAAAAGATTGTAAACGATAAGCTTTTGATTTATTGTTTGCTCTTAAAACTGCCATTTGTGCTTCTTGTGAAAATTTAGAAACTTCTGCTAAACTTTGTAATCTTGATCGACTTGCAGCAACTTTTGTATTTTCTTCTGCTTTTTTTAACAATGCTTTCAATGATCTATCACTTCCACTTTCTCTACCACTCACACCTGCTAATGCAATGTTAGTTGCTTTGTATGATTTTAAGTCTGCCATGATTGCATTATGATCTTGTAAAGCTCTTAGTTGTTCAAATTTTGCTTGTTCTTTAATTCTTCTTTCTGCCAATGCACCTTCTTGTTTTGCTCTTTTTGCTGCTAAATTATAAGATGATGCTCCTAAAAATGCTGAGCCTAAATATAATGCTGTTGTAAGTTCCATTAATATGCTACCTCTACTATTATTCCGTTGACTTGCAAATCAAGAGGGTGACTTTGTGAAACAATAACTCTTGGATCACGACTGTACCCTAATGTTCTAAATTCTTCTTTACCAGTTACTGGTGACTTTTCCAATGATAAATCATCTGTAACATTTGGTATAATTAAATCTCTTGCTGTTGATGTATCTGATGGTGCTTTGATATTAACAGAAGATGTTTCAAATAAATCTAAAATTATTCTTGTTATTTCTCTTGGTTCACCAGTCAAAGGACCATCTGCAAGTTTTGCATCTAATGGTAAAGTCTTTAACTTTGGTGTAAAACTATATCCTGCAAATATTTCTCTTACATCATTCTTAGATGCACTTACATCTATTGAGCCATCATTAGCACTTGCCACTGTAAATGAACCTAAGAAATCATTACCATTGACTGCTTTAATTGAAGCACCAGTAGCAAAGTGCGTTCCCCCAGTAGCAGAGTTTACTGCTGATACAGTAGTAAGACCCTGCACTGTACCACCATTAGTTTGACCTGCTGCATTAATGGCTTCAAATCTATCACAAAAATCTAAAGGAAAATCACTTCTAAACTCCTCAAGAAAAGTCTGTGGTGTGCCACTACCATCATCTCTTACACAAACAACATACAATCTATTACCTAAAGAACAAATGCTATGCCATGCACCTTGCGTATCCCATAATGCCCAACCTGCTTTCTTTTCTCCACGAATAGAATAAAATACAGCAATCGTACCATCTTCATTTACTAAGAAAGAATAGTTTTCACTTCGATCAAGCTGACCTTTTATCACAGCTTGTTGAGTTGGATTACGTATAAGATGTGGTGCTAATGCAGACACAGCAACAGATGTATAAGCATTTTCATCATCAGTAAATAAAAACTCTCTTAGTGCGTTGCCACTTCCTTGCACAAATAATGTTGCACCATCAAAAGGTGCAGGTTTTACAAATGATGAACCATAAGGTGTTTGTTTTTTTATCTGTGCATTAGATGGAGTGATTGGCTGTGAAGATGGAGATAACACAAATAACTCTGCACCTGATGTAAAGACTTGTAAATCTCTGTTTGATACAAGATGTCTAATCTGCTGTATCTCTCCAACATTAGCAGTAATATCTAAAGCATCACTATCTTCTCCATCACCTATATCAAAATTAAAAAATTTACCTGACTGACTTGCCCATATATTATCAGGCTGTCCTAATGTACCTGCAAACCATAATCTATTTTGATGAAAGGTAACTGCTGCAGGAAAACCATAGACTGTTGAGTAACTTTGTTCTGCCCAGTTTGTTGTTACTGGTGTTGCAACTGCTATTGTAGGTGTACCACCACCAATTGCACTTGATGTTGCAGAAGCACCTGCTGTAACTTGATAGGTATTATCATCTATAACAGTAACTGCTTTTGTTCCATTTATATTTGAATTAGCAATACCACCAACTGCACCTGCATTTGATATTGTTATATCACCACCAGTAAGTCCATGAAGAGCCTGTGTAATTGTAATAACATTTGATCCTTCATCTGTTGAAATAGAATCAACTGGTAACTTGAATTCTACATCTTTATGTAACTGCACTCTTGCTAAAGCAGTTTTACCTGATGTTAAATTTTGTCCAGTATTGCCAACATCTAAAGCTTGTATTGTAACTCTTGTTCCAAGCAGTTCTATATTTGTACCAATAGCCTTACCTGAATTAGTAAAACTAGACTGATCAACAACTTGACCTGAATTTGAGTTCGGAAAAGTTACAGTGTCTCCATCAACACTTGCCTTAAACAAAAGACCAGTATCATTTGTAGGTGCTCCAATAGCTTGAAAATCATTAGCAGTTGAAGATTGTGCATGAAGAATATAATAAACTTTACCTGCTTCTACTTGATTAAGTGTAAGTACTGGTGATGTTGATCTTGAAGCTGTAAAGTATGGAAAAGCTGCATTTGATTCATCTTTAATAGATAAAATTTTATTCAGACCTGCTTGATTGCTATTTAACTCAGCCTTTATACCTTGAGGTTGTGCTGAAAAATATGGCTGAAAAATAAAATCCCCATTAAAAGATGTATCAAAATTAAATGTAGAAACTGTAAATGTAGTCAAAGAAGTTCGTGTAAGCATACGAATCATATGTGTAGGGTGTGCTATAAACATAACATCACCTTGTTGTGCCACTGTCATTTCTTCAATATAAGGTCTAGTCGTAGTAGCTTGTAACCATGTTTGTCCAGTAATTTGCATACCTGACTCAATACTTAAGTTTTCAGGTTGACCAAAAGGAATACTTAATAGAAATACATCTATTCGTTCATGGCTAAAACATACAATATATTTTTCATCATCTGAAAATAAAAATGGTTCTAATCTTTTTTGTAGTCTTACATATTGAAAACCCTGACCAGTTATACCATTAACACTTATACCTGCTGATCGTTTTGTTGTTATTACATCAAGAAACTGACCACCTGCATCATCTCTTTCTACATCTACAAAAGCAGCATTTGTACCATTGACTGTTGCAGTCACACCACTGATACCATTTAATACAGCTTGTATTCTTGCAGCAGTTGTTTCATTTCTTTGTTGTGTTGTGCCACCACTGATAATAGGTCTAAAGAAATATATATTCCCTACGTTAGCGCTTGGTGCTGTTGTATTACCAAAAGCATCACCAGTTTCACCTTGAAGTCTTATTGTTGTACCATCATTCAGTTGGAACTGTACATAGTTACCTACAAGATTTATTGAGTTACCAACTTGCAGTTGCATAGTTGCTTTTGTAAAACTATTACTGCCAAAAGAAAAATGTCTACGTGTACCTGCTCTTTTTTTAAGCCCACCTTCTGCTCTAATCCAAAAGTTTCTAACCTGCTCACCTGCATTATTATAAACTTGGGTATCTGTTCTTGATGTTAATGAGCCACTAATTTCCCCAAACTGAAAATTATTTAAAGGTACTTTCAAAGATGGCACTAAGACCTCCTATCAGTTATGAATCTTGATGTTGCTAGTTTTCTAGTTGTTTGTTGTTGTGCATCTAAGTTTCTTGCTTTCGCCATAAGCAATGTACTTTGTTCATTCATAAGCTTTGCTAGAGTTGCACTTCTAGCAATAGCTGTAGCAAAAATAGTTGCTAAAGAATATTCAAGTGCCAAAGAAAAATAAGATGGGAACTCGCTTTCCACTTGTCTAAATGTAAAATCTGCAACAACTGTATCGGCTGTTGCTACATTACTAAACACTTTATCACCATACACAGTATAGTTAACAAGATTGTCATTTACAGTTACTGCATGAAGCACTAATACATTTGCAGGAAGTTGATGTGCTTTATCAAAACGACCAGTAGGATCAGAACCCACTGCTGCTAATACAGCTTGTTCTGATGCAAACCTCCATCTTGCACTTGATAATGTTGCTCTAACTGTATCTTCATACATATTAGTAGCAACCAATGACTCTGTACTTGATGAGCCAAAAGCAGTAATAGGCTCTGCACCAATAAGAACTAATGCTCTTGATGCTATATCTATTGCTGAATTTGCTGCTGTACTTGTCATATAAGATAAGGGGGATTGCTCCCCCTACTCCTTAATCGCCATCAGTTTCAGCAACAGCAGTACCATCTGACACATCTACAGTTGTACCATTGTTTGATAAAACAGTGACAAAGTTTGTTGTTGGAGTGTTAGTGTCGTGAACCACAATAAGATCACGGACTGCTAACATATTCACAGCTTCACCAGTAAAATAACCTGCTGAGTTAACAGCAGCTATTGCATCTGTTGTTGTGTATCTCCACATACTCCCATTAGAATCTCCACCAATTCTAGTAAGACCACTTGCACTATAAGCCATTATCAATCTCCCTTATGAATTGTTATCTAAGACTTCGTAGATACCATTGTCATCAATGACAGTAGCACCCATAGACATCATAGAAGTTGCTAAATGTGAAACCTTTTCAGGTACATAATTCAACTCAGTAGTCACATCTGCACCAATACCTAAGCCTATAGCTGAAGTATGATAAGCCATGTTCTTACCTGCTGTAATAGCTGCAGTTGAAAATATTTTAAAACCTAAAAACTCTTTCATGCTCATACCACCTGCAAATGGTAAATTCTGCTCACCAACAAAGTCTGATGATGCAAACTCTGTAATCAGAAATAAATCAGCATAACCTTTTGGGTGCATAGCTAAATATCTCTGACCATCTTCAGGTATATTTGCAGTACTCATAGTCTCAAACAAGCTAAGCAAATCAGCTTTTGCTAATGCTGAACCAGTGTCATGAATCTGAGTTGAGTTTGCACCTGCGTCCATAGCAGTATACAAAATCTCATCAGTCTTACGACCTAAAGCAGCAGCAGCACTTGTTGCCACAGCTTGTCTTTCATCTATGTTAGTTTTTAGTTCGTCTAGTTTGTCAATGTATTCTGCTGCATAAAAGTCACTAAGCGTTACATCAACTGTGGTATGTGCTAATTCCATTGGAGTTACCATACCATTTCTTGATTTAGTAGAAGCCGAACCAGTACCAATCTTTTGGAAACGTACTGTTGATCCATTCACGTTACTAACTGTACGGACAGTATTTCTTAATTTACTACCCATTCTTTGATAAGCAAGGTGAACTTCTGTTTCGAACTGTCTAATAAAGGCTGTATCTATTGAGTTAGCCATTATAGTTCTCCTTATTTTAAGTTACATTACTATTTTCCAGTTATCCGTCTTTCGCTTCATCTAGTTATCCAAATGGGCTATCAGCTAGTAACAGGGCTGTTCTTTATTATTTAACAAAATTTTATCACCTTTGCAACGTACAAATCGTAAAACTGCAAATCCATTAACTTGTAATGGGTCATTAAGTATCTCAAACCCAAGAAAATCAAGCCATTGGAGTGTTTTCATATGATCAGCAGGAACAACATTTTCTAGTTGATAATACTGATTTTGGAAGTAATCCACTACTCTACGACTCCATTTTATAAATTTTCTACTGTGATTTTCTAATTCATATGACCCAAGAAGCCATATACGACCAACTAAATGTTCTGCAATCGGAGCAACTCCAAACATTATAGAAGGCTTATCATCTATCATAACAGTATAAGTTTCAGCTTGTTTTTCTCTTATACCACTCATTAATGCACGAAAAGGTGTTGAGCCATGTATAATACATTCTCTTACATCAGAATCTCTAAGGTTATTCTGCAGGTAATGTACATGATCTGTGTTTGCTTTTACAATGGGATAACCATCATAAATGCCTTCACCCATAAAGTTTTTTAAAACTTTCATTTACTTCTTGTACATAAGCTTTATCTCTTCGAGCAGGGTCATAGTATCTAGGATCACGCATCTTTGCTGTAATATCTTCATGTGATAATTTACTTGGAGAAGAAATATCTTGCATTGGATTTGTGCCTGACATTGATTTTTGTATATGCTCTAAAGCTTTAATACCTTCAGCAGATGTGCCAAGCTGTGACACAGCGTCATGTAGTTC